TGGGTATATTTCTCGCTGAAAATCTAAAGGAGACGAACCAATGGCACTCAAAGGCATCCAATACCTCAAGAATAAGCTGGCCGAGAAGCGGACCAGAGTCAATATGAGGTATATGTTTTACGAAATGAAGAATGTCGCCAGAGATTTCGGCATCTCGACCCCGCCCGACCTGCGGGATTTTTTTGCCGTTATCGGATGGTGTGGAAAGGGTGTTGATGGTATTGCCGATCGGCTCCGCTTCCGGGATTTCGTGAATGACCTTTACGGTCTGAATCAGATTTATGCGCTCAATAACCGGGATGTACTTATGCCCTCCGCGTTCCTGGGCGCTCTGATTGGTTCCTGCGATTTTATCTACGTTCGCGAGGGCAATGACGGCTTCCCGCGCCTCCAGGTGATTGATGGCGGAAATGCCACCGGCGAGATTGACGAAACGACCGGACTGCTTACGGAGGGGTATGCGGTTCTGGAGCGAGACTACCTCAATCAGCCGACCAGAGAGGCATATTTCACCCCTGACTATACCGCATTTTATGAAGCCGGCAAACTGGCGTCCGTAATTCCAAACAAGGCACCGGTTCCGTGTCTGGTCCCGATTATTTACCGCCCGGACAGCAAGCGCCCCTTCGGCCATTCGGCCATCACTCGGGCCTGCATCGGTCTGACCGGCTCCGCCCTCCGCACTATCAAACGGTCTGAAATCAGCGCAGAATTCTATTCCTTCCCGCAGAAGTGGGTGACCGGCACGGATCGCGACATGCAGAAGCTGGACAAATGGACTGCCGCCATGTCGGCCATGATGAAATTCAGTCTCAATCGGGACGGAACGAACCATGTACAGGTCGGTCAGTTCCAGCAGCAGAGCATGGAGCCGCACGTCAATCAGCTCCGCATGTTCGCGTCGCTGTTTAGTGGCGAGACCGGCCTGACCCTGGATGACCTCGGATTCCCCTCGGACAACCCGAGCAGTGCGGAAGCCATCAAGGCCACACACGAAAACCTGCGGCTCAAGGTCGAGAAAGCACAGCAGTGCTTCACGGTCGGTCTGCTCAATGCCGGATATGTGGCGGCCTGCATCCGGGATGGCTTCCCTTATGAGCGGTCTCAGCTCTGGCAGACGGAGGCAGTGTGGTATCCGCCCTTCGCCGCCGACATGTCCACGCTCGGAGCGGTCGGAGATGGACTGAGCAAGCTGTCCGAGTATGTTCCCGGTTACATCACGGAAGAGAAGGTCTTTCGGCTGACTGGAATCTAACAAGGAGGTAACGGCATGGCTGTGGATATAGTACCGGCTCTGGTCGAGGATGTGCAGACGAATTTCAACAGCCTCGCCGGAATGAATCCGACTTTGCAGGCGATCGCGGGCCGCATCGAAAAAGGCACGGCGAGCATGGCCGATATTCATCGCTACTCCGAGGAGGTCGGCAAAGCTCTGGCGAAGTCCTACGGAAGCGTCCTCAAGGCCGGCGTTCTGCCGAACGATACGATGCATTACAACATCGCCAGTCGCCTGCTCGATGACGGATTAAGACGGAACCACGCGCTGGTGAACGAGATCGCCAAACAGATCCAGAGCATCGTCGACGAGGCGGACGGCCTCGGGGTTGGTGTGGTCGTGCCGGATTACCCGGCGGAGCGGGTCGCAGGTCTCGCGGCAAAAGCGGCCGACCTCAAAATCGACGAGGCCATCAAATGGTTTCTGGAGCCGGTCATCAATAACTCCGAGGCGTTCTCGGACGACTACATGCGAGTGAACGCAAAAGCTCGGAGCGAGATGGGACTGAAGACTACAATAACCCGGACAGTACGGTCGACGGCCTGCGAGTGGTGCTCGGCCATGGCTGGAACTTACGAGTATGGCCGGGAACCCCCGAACATATACCGGCGGCATGAGAGCTGTCGTTGTGATGTGACATATCATTCCGGAAAAATGACGCAGAATGTCTGGACCAAGAAAAAGACATATAGCACCCCGGAAGAATTAGCCGCCAGGCGGGCGGCGCAGGCACCCAGGAGGTAAAAGGATGGCAAGGGTCGGAAGACAGACCCCCACTTTTACCAATGTGAGTTATACGGCCACCCTGGGTGACCGAGCAATCGACATATATCATAAATCAGGCCAGACCCTTGTAGAATGGCAAGCAGAGCAGGTCAAAGCCATCATGGCCACAAATCCCGACGGACTGTGGCAATACATGAAATATGGCATCTCCCTCTCCCGGCGAAACGGCAAAGGCGAAGTCCTTGCCGCCAGGGAGATGGACGGCATGCTTAACGGCGAGAAGATCTGCCACACGGCCCACCGGACCACGACGTCTCACGACGCTTTCAATCGACTCTACCGGCTCCTGCAGAAAAGCGGGTACGAAGAATTTTCCAAAAAGAAAAAGGAAATGCCGGAAAAGTCATTTTATGCGTCTAAGCAATACGGCCTTGAGCATATCGAGGTAGTAGGCGGCGGGGTAATTGACTTCCGCACGAGGACCAACAATGGGGGGCTCGGTGAGGGCTTCGACCTCCTGGTCATAGATGAGGCCCAGGAGTACACATCGAAGCAGGAAAGCAGTCTTTCCTATACGGTCTCAGCGTCCAAGAATCCGCAAATCATCATGGTCGGGACCCCTCCGACTGCGGTGTCTGGCGGTGATGTTTTTCCCCGACTCCGAACCGATGTCCGAGAGGGCAAGGCGGCGGAAGAGGTTGGCTGGGCAGAATGGGCCATTGAGGATCAGACGGAAGACGTCTCGAATGTAGACCTCTGGTATGAATACAACCCCTCGCTGGGAACCATCCTGTCAGAGCGAAATATTCGAGCGGAGCTGTCCAACAGCGTTGTGGACTTCAACATCCAGCGTCTCGGGCTGTGGCTCTCCTATAGTCGCAAATCAGCCATCTCGCAGGCTGAATGGGACCAGATGCGGGTCAAGGCGGTTCCTCCGCTTGATGTCTATTACATCGGCGTCAAATACGGTATGGGGCCGAATGTGGCAGCATCCATTGCCGGGAAGACCACGGATGGAAAAGTCTTTGTGGAATGCCTTGGATGCAAACCCGCCAGGGACGGAAATGGATGGATTTTGGATTTTATTCGCAATCCCAAAGTTGTCGATGTGATAGTTGACGGAGCGAGCGGGCAGAGGATCCTCGCTGACGACATGCAGCGTTTTGGATTTTATCCGCCAAAGCTACCTAAGGTCGCCGAGGTGGTTAGCGCCAATGCCCTATGGGAGCGGGCCATCACCGCGCAGAGCATCTGCCACATGGGGCAAGAATCGCTCCGCACCTCAGTCGCGAATTGCGAAAAGCGCCCGATCGGGAGCTCCGGCGGATTCGGCTATAAAAGTCTGTCTGACCTATATGATATAACCATCATGGACAGCGCCATCCTCGCTCATTACCTGGCATCGACCAGCGATGACGGATATGCGCAGTCAGTTGATTATTAAGGCATCCCGACCGGGGTGCTTTTTTAATACCCAAAATGACGTTTACTCACGGTAAAAGAGGAGGATCAGTTAATTATGGCATTTACACCCATTGAAACTCAGGACGATTTTGACAGAGCGATTGCAAAGCGCCTCGCTCAGAAGGAGCAGGAGATAACGGCAAAATTCGCCGGTTACACTTCTCCGGACGACCTGAAGAAGCTCCAGGCTGATCAGGTCAAGGCTCTCGAGACTGCCAAGCAGAATCTAGCCGACATGACCGCCAGAGCAACAAGGGCAGAAGGAACACTCCTTCGTCACAAGGTCGCAACCGAGAAGAATATCCCTCTGGCTCTGGCTGACAGGCTTGTCGGAAGTACGGAAGAGGAGCTGGCCAAGGACGCCGAGACTCTCGCCGGACTTATTGGCGACAGCAAACCGACCGTCGCGCCCCCGCCCTTTACATCTTCCCCGGCTAATCAGGCGCCTAACTCCACGGACGCGGCGCTGAAGGAGATGCTGGCGGCTCTGATCGCACCCCAGTCCTGAACACAATAAGGAGGTTTATTTATGGCTTCTATTCTTTCTACCAAGAACGGTAACACAATCCTTTTCCCGCCCACGCTGACCAATGAGATGTTCAACCTGGTCCGTGGCAAGTCTTCTCTGGCCCGTCTCTCTGGCCAGTCCCCGATCCCCTTCACCGGCGAGACCGCCTGGACCTTCTCCCTGGACAATGAAGTTGATATTGTCGCCGAGAATGGCGCCAAGTCCAATGGCGGCGCGACCCTCGGGCAGGTGACCATCACCCCGGTCAAGGTCGAGTATGGCGTCCGCGTCTCTCAGGAATTCATGTTCGCATCTGAGGAAATCCAGCTCCAGTACCTGCGCGCCTTTGCGGAGGGCTTTGCCGCCAAGGTCGCTCGCGGTATCGACATCATGGCTTTCCATGGCGTCAACCCGCGTACCGGCCAGG